CGGTTACGACTGCCATCTTTGTCCCCTGTGTATCATCATTTCATCTGCCATTTCTGCCAGTTTTTCTAGGCTTGGTTTTTTCGTTCCCGGTCTTTCATAACCGGGGTGCATTGTGAATCCCACCACCGTCGCGTAGTACATATCCCATGCTATTTTCTCCGAGGCTCCGGGTTGGTTTGGCGTTTCTGTTTTTTCTTGCAGCATTTTGTTTGCCTGTGTCTTCCTGGTTTGACCGTCGCCGCCCGAAGGGAATAGAGGCGACTCCTTTCGCTGCCAGTTATCCACAAATGCACATGGTACGTGTGCGTGACCTACGCGCGCGCGTGACCCTGTGTATCTGTGGGTAACTTTCAGCGAAATTTTCCTTAGAAGTGGTCAATGTAGCCAGGTACTGAGTAAACAGGCATTGGTCTTGCTGCCTTAATATCTATCCATGAATCCATTATGAATTCTGGCTCATCTGTTACTGCGAGCGACCGTGCTACCGGCGGCGCGTCCTCTATGAATGTTGCGTTTAGTGCTGGTGGTGTTACTCCGAAGTCTAGTGCGTAGTGCCAGGCGTCGAGTGGTTCCGTCGCTGCCGAGCGCATCACGTTTGTGATGTGTCCCAGGCTCGAGCGATATTCGGCCCATCGTTCCTGGTAACCCCAGATGTTGTTATCTTGTGCGGTTCCGTCCGCGAAGATCTCCTTTTGATAGACCGGTTGTTCTCCTAATGCCTGGAGTGCCGGCCAGTAGAAATCGTATTTTGTTCTGCGGCTCCAGTGCCGGTCTAGTTTTTGTTGGAAGTTCAGGTCTGCCCTGACGTTGATTAGTCCGATCACGTATCCATGCTCTACGAAGCTCTTTGTAAATCCGTGTCGGTTGATGATTCCCTGGCCGAATGCTGCCAGGTTGCCTTGTGGTGTCTCTGTTCCCGGCGTTGTTTGTGGTACGGCGTTCATCTGTATTGGTGATTGTCCCGTCGATAGGAGCTCCGCGCGCTGGAGTCTCTGGTCGGGACTGATTACTTGGAAGTGGCTTTTTAGTATTTCTGTGTACCTGGTTCCGCCCCTTGCATCCCGCTCTTGCAGTTTTTGCATTTGGAATGCTTCGCGCCAGTCGTTAATTGTTGCGCCGGTTGCTTCGCTTAGGTCCGCGTATATGCTCGGTCCTGCTGTTGTTAGTGCGCTGTCCCCTCTGAATAGGATTCCCGGGTCATTTCCGGCAATCCAGTTGGGATAGCTTACGGTCTCGTCGCCGGTTTCAATCGCGTCTGTGTCTGCTTGGTTCCATGTTGCGCTTGCTGTTTTACCGATTCCCATGATCGGCGCTGTTGTGCCGATTGGTATTTCTACGCCTGGGCCTTTCTGCGGCCAGGGCAAGCTGCTCGTCAGATAATTTTTGCGCTTGCCTCGTTTTTTGATTGCGTACTTGGTTACTACTGATCCGTCCGGCCCGTCGTCGGTTTCCAGAATTACGCTATCTTGCAGGTTCTCATCGCGAAACCAGTCGTTATAAATTTTATTGTAGGCTCGGAACGGTAGTGCTCCTACGCTTAGGTTTGTTATTCCTGTCGGGACTCCGAAGTAGTCTCCCATTCCTCCTATCGGGTGATCCGTCGAGGACGTTAGTTGCGGTACGATGAAGTCCGTACTGTCGGCAGGATTGTCCTGCTCACCCATGAATTTTTGCCAGTTTTGCCAGGTTAACCGATTTGGCACGAAGAACCAAAAACTTGAAAGATGGAGGTTGTCCATCGTTGGAAACAGCGGCGTCGCTAATCTAACCAGTGCCGTCATGCGAACCCGCAGACTATCTCCTGGCAAAATTTCTATTGGCGGCAGCGGTACCAGGTCCCCGGAGTTGAATGCAGTTTTTACCGGGTGACTTAGATCGAATGTCGATCGCTGTATGTTTACCTGTGGCGCTACTGAGTAGCGGCTTTGGCTTGGTCTTTTAGGTACTCGCTTCGCCATGATAGTCCTCTGCGTGTGCTAGTTTCTGTAGTGTTTCCGGTGTCATTTCGCCGCTGTCGTCGTCCCAGCTTGCTACCCGGTAAAGGACGAAGTCCGTCGGGTGTTTGTAGACGTTTGTGTTTTCGTCTTTTGCCAGGTCTCCGAACTGGCGCATTGCCGCCGCGTTCGTTGGTGCTGTGAATGTTACGTTGTACGTTTTTGTTGCTGAGTCTCTTACGCTAAATATTCCGTGTTTCATTTTCGAGGTTCCTTGCTAGTGTGTTTAATTTGGCTTGTTGTACTTGTTCTCTTACTTTTAATCGTTTTCCTGTGTTGTTTTCATGGTGTTTTCTTGCTTCTCGCTTTCTTGCTTCTTTGATGATTGCCAGGTCGAGCTCGTTGTGTTGTTCGAGCAGTTTGTCGTAGTACCTGGGAATTCGTTTTTTCTTGCCTTTGACAGTGATGTAATCGCTTGGGAAGCAATCGTCTTTATACTCTGTAAACCATGTCTCGCCGATGCCGGGCTTGAGCGACATTGTCGCGTATTCCGGCTGTAGCTCGACTTCGAGATCGGTGGCGAGTATTCGCCAGTAGTGGTCTTTTGCCTGGTCCCCTGTTTGTTTTTTGGTAACGTACCTCGCGCAATAGGCTGCACTTTCCCAGGTGACGGCCCCGATGGTGCTGAATCCGAAGGGCCATATTTTTTCCAGAAGTTCAGATGTGTATGAACGTATCCCGTCCTTTTCGCTCCATAGCGTTTTGTCTGGGAAGTCATAGCCGAATATCAGTGCGTGGTAATGAGGTCGTTGTAGTTGTTCTCCGTACTCTCCGCAATGGAAGTAACGGATTTTTCGTTTCGTTCGCTCTCGAAACCGTTTCATGAATTTTTGGAAGTGTTCTTTGTTTAGGCTTCCGTCCCAGGGTAAGTTCTCGTCGCTGTACGTCAGTGTTATGAAGCAATTTTCCTCGTGCATACTGCTTTCGTGTATACACCTGGTCGCCCACATTTGTGATTTGTCGAGGCGACATCCGATGCATTGCCCGCAGGGGAGCTGTATCGACAATGGATGCGACCTCGAAGGTGAGAACACGACCGCGCCCCCCGCGGGACTTTGCCAGGCGTTTAACGGTCGATAGCATGGCATCTAGAGTCGCCATCCGCCTCGCTGCGGTGCTGATCTGACGTTCTTCCGGTGTACTCGTTGTGCTCCCTTGCGGAACATCTTTTTGCTTCGTTTCTTGCCGAGTTTTCTGCGTCTGCGCATATTTCTCTCTCCTGGTGGACGTTCATTTGACAGGCTGGAAGTCCCACCATACATAGGCTGAGCAGACTTATCCACAGGTTATCCACAGACTTATCCCTTGACACGTATGTTAGGCTTGGCGGGATGGTTGGCTTCTTGCGATCCCCAACCCGCCGCCCCATGGAAGAGGGAGCGCACCGTAGTGCGCTCATTTTTCTCGATTTTTTGCCTGGTAAATGTTCCCAGGCACTCCCATTCCTCCCGCTGGTTGCGGTTTCGATTATTCGTCGGCAGGTGGTACCTGTAAGACGGCACAGTTTCCCTTACTTGATGTTAACTGTGCTTGGTGACAGGTTCCGGTTCCGGTTCTGTCGCCTTTTGAGGCTCCGTAGGAGCCGTTTTCTCCGGTTCCGGTACTTCCGGTACCGGGTTTAAGAGATTTCGGTGTTCTTCGGCCCCTGAGTCCGTCTCGACGGCTGTTAGATACTCGACTACGTCGTTGTTGTAGTGGGCTCTGACGCTGCTTGGCAGCTCGTTAAACACCGTTTCTTGTTCCGTCACTAGTTCCATGGCTCTATCGAAGTCGGCGCCGCTGACGTCGCCATAGTTTCCCTGGTGACGGTTTACGTGGTCTACCAGACCCGTTTTTTGGTATTTGCCGATTATGTAGTTGATGTTGCACGTTTTTGCGTGGTGTTGTTCCGTTACGGTTTTCCCGCATTTTGGGTGTACCTGGCGAACTTGTTCTGTTTTCAGTGCCATTATCGTTTTCCTCTGTTTGCTACGAAGAACGCTCTGATTGCTGCTAGCACGAGCGGTCCTGCTTTTCCGAATGCGTGTGCTACCTCGTTGGCTTGTGCTCCCATGAGCCATTCGTAGAATTCCGATTCTGACTTTACGCCAGGTATCTGTAGTTTTCTGATTTGCTGATCGTAGTCAGCTTGTTTGTTTTTGAACGTGATTCCCGTCCGGGTTTCGATCACGTTCTTCATTTGCTCGTTTGACAGGTTTGTTTGCATTTGTGCAAGCGCGTCCTGCGATTGCTTCAGCTCTGCTGTTGTCAGGTTGAGCGTTGCTTGTGTTGCGCTCGTCCGTGTTTCTTGTCTGATCTTTTCTGCTTGCGCGAGTTGCAGCGCTGTGTTCGCGGCTATGTTTCCTACTTGTGCCGATGCCGCGCTTATTGGTGCTTTTTCGTTTTGCATCGTTGCGATGTTTCCGGCTGGTGTGCTAGCCGGTTTTCCCAGGGCGAGTATTCTGTTCAGTCCAGCCGCCTCTAGGTCCCCGGCGGCTCGCTGGTTTGCTGTGTTGCTCATCCTTTCCTGCCAGGCTCGGTTTTCCCTGGCTATTTGTAGGTTTGTCTGGTTCGCGCTTTTTTGGCCTTGACTGCCTAGTATTCCTCCGAGCGTTGTTGCTCCTGCTCCGATGATTGCTGCGGTTACGACTGCCATCTTTGTCCCCTGTGTATCATCATTTCATCTGCCATTTCTGCCAGTTTTTCTAGGCTTGGTTTTTCCGTT